AGTCCTTTATAAATACAAACATAGAGGCTGTGCTTAATAAGTTAGAGATAGAGTATGAGGATCTTGGAGATAATATCTACTGTAAATGCCCGATACATGATCTAAGCGATAACCCACGAGCTTTTTCCTTTTCTAAAGATAGAGGAATATGGAGATGCTGGACAAGAGAGTGTCACAACGATCACAAGAATGATTCAATAGGTCTACTACAAGCTTTATTATCCAAAAAAAACAATGGGGTAATCAACTTTAATAGCGTTGTTTCTTGGTTAAATTCCAACTTTGAGATCAATATATTAGTTCAACACAACGAAGTGGAACCACAAGAAGAGGAAGACAGTTTTGAAAAAACCGTTTCTCTGATAACTAATAGAATAGATTTTCCAAAACATAAAATTATAGACCAGATTCAATCAAAAGCTTCTTCGCAATACTTTATAGACAGGGGCTTTAGTGAAGAAACTTTACGATACTTTGAAATTAGCGACTGCTCGGATTCAAAGTCTCCCCTTTATGACAGAGCCTTGATTCCTATTCACAGTGATTGTGGCAACTATTTGGTGGGCTATATAGGTAGGGCTATCAAAGAATACAGGATTCCAAAATTCTTAATATACCCCAAAAAATTTGATAAGAAGTATTATCTATATAATATCCATAGAGCTTGTGATAGTATAAAAAAAGCAAACTCTGTTGTAATAGTAGAAGGACAGGGTGATGTGTGGAAATTGTATGAGTCTGGGATATATAACGTAGTAGGTATCTTTGGTAGATCGCTTTCTCAAGAACAACAAAAAAAATTGCAATTACTACCTATTACAACTGTTATAGTTTTAACTGACAACGATCAAGCGGGAAGAGAATCCAAACTACAACTACAAAGACAACTTGGCAGATTTTATAAGTTAAAGTTTCCTAAGCTTAGTTCCAAGGATGTTGGCGATATGAAAACATCCGAAGTAAAAAAAGAGCTTTTGTCACAAATATGAGGCTAACATGAAGATTTTGGGGATATCTGGAAGAAAGCAGTCTGGCAAAAATACTCTAGCAAACTATATTAATGGGCATATATTAAGAAGTAGAGGAATGGTCAAGGACTTCTTTATAGACAACGACGGAGGTTTGGTTATAAATACAGAAAATGTTTCTGGCCAATTTGGATATGGTATATTCGACGTTACCAGAAAAGACCCTCAATTCTTGGAATACGCAGAAAGGAATCTGTGGCCTTTTGTAAAAGTTTATCATTTTGCGGACCCGTTAAAAGAAATGGCCGTTAATCTTTTTGGCTTAGATTCAAAAAATGTTTACGGAAACGATAATCAAAAAAACGAATTAACAACCATTGGTTGGGATTCTATGCCAACAAACCCAGATAATAAAAGTGGCAACCTCACCCATAGAGAATTTTTAGAATATTTTGGAACTAAAATTGTAAGACGAATTAGATGGGATGCTTGGTCAGATTATGCTATTAAAAAAATTCTAAGGGAAGATTCTGAAATTTCTATTATACCAGACGTTAGGTTTCCAGATGAGGTAGAAGCAATCAAACAAGTTGGAGGCAAGGTCGTAAGGCTTACCAGAGATATTTTTAATAGTCGCGCAGAATCCGAATCTGCTCTTGATCAAGAAAATTTTAGCTGGGATAATTTTGATTTTATAATAGACAACAAAGATATATCGCTATCAGATTTGTGTGATTATCTTAGTAACAACACTCTTATTTGGGAGAACTAATGCTAATTACATATCTGCGATCTTCTAGTTTCAATAATTATTCGTATTGTCAAATGCAATACTTTATAACCTATGTCTTAGGCCACCAATCACAAAGTGGTAAAAAGGCCGATATGGGAACAATAGTTCATAAGGTTATGGAAATACTAGCTAAGCTTAAAAAAGAGTTGCAAGTTAATCCACAGCATAAAACAATAAAAATAAACGACGATGCGCTAGGAGATGTCTCCGCAACAAAAGCTGCTTTGTATAAAGACAAGATTATTGGCACGTTGTTAGACCTTAGTTTTGAGTACTATTCCAATAAGTCAACCCACCACACTTTTTCTAAAAAAGACAAAGAAGTATGCTTAGAGATGTGCTGGGCTGCTCTAAATTTCAACAATGGTCAATTTGACCCCAGAAACAGAAACATAGTAGAAGCAGAGCCACACTTTGATATAGCGATAGAAGAAGATTGGGCGAAATATGAGTATGTTGTGGATGGTAAAAAAATAAAGAGTCAACTAGCAATCAAAGGAACAATAGATCTTGTAACAGAGTCGGCGGATGGAATTCTAGAAGTTATAGATTGGAAAACGGGAAGAAGGTTAGATTGGGCAACGGGAGAAGAAAAAACATACGAAAAACTCTGTAGTGACCCACAGCTTTTGTTATATAATTATGCGATTTCCAAACTATTTCCAAACTACAATCAATCCATAATGACCATATTTTTCATAAAAGATGGTGGGCCGTTTTCTATGTGTTTTGACAAGTCTGATCAAGATAAATTTCTAAAAATGCTACAACAAAGATTTGAGGATATCCAAAAAAACAACACACCAAAACCAATATCTCAAAACAGAGATAACTGGAAATGTACGAAATTGTGCCACTATTGCAAGAACAACTGGCAAGACACCGATCAAAATATGTGTATTTATATAGAGAACCACCTTAAAACAAAGGGCATGGAAGAAACAATTAAGCAATGCTCAAGACCCGGTTTTGACGTAGGCTTTTATTCCGCTCCGGGTTAATACAATGAAAAAATTAATAATAGGCATGGCTACTTATGATGATTATGATGGAGTATTCTTCTCCATACAATCTCTGAGAATGTACCACCCGATATGCAAAGATACAAATGTTGAGTTTATAGTATTAGACGGAAACCCAGACGGCGCACATGGCAAAGAATGTAAAAAGTTTGTAGAAAACGCTGTTCGCGGCAGATATATCCCACATAAAGGAACTATATCATCCTTCAATAAGTATAAGATAGCGGACCATGCTTCTGGAGAATATGTACTAATAATAGATTGCCATGTTCTTATTCAGAGCGGTGGACTAGACGCTTTATTACAATATTTTGACACAAACTATCCATGCAAGAATCTTGTTCAAGGTCCGCTAGTTTATGATAATATGATAAATGTTTCTACCCATTTTGATACGGTTTGGCGTGGAGATATGTACGGTATATGGGCCACAGAAGCCGAAAAATACGCTCTGGGACAACCTTTTGAGATACCTATGCAGGGAATGGGGCTGCTCGCATTTAAAAAATCTGAGTGGCACGGAATCAATCCACATTTCAAGGGCTTTGGGGCAGAAGAAGGTTATATAGCAGAAAAATTCAGAAGCTGGGGAGGACAAAATATATGTCTACCACATTTAGGTTGGAATCACAGATTTGGTCGCCCTGGCGGTGTAAAATATAGGCTAGTTTTAGAAGACAGAATATGGAATTACTTTATAGGTTGGTTAGAACTAACCCAAGATCCAAACCACAAAATGATTAACGATATAAGAGAACACTTTAAAGATCGCATCCCCAAAGATAGCTTAGACAACATCTTTGATAACGCGAAAAAATTAATTTTCAAGGAGAAACAAGATGCCGCTACCTAGCAGAAAAAAAGACGAAGACAAAAACGCTTTCTTATCCAGATGTATGAGAGACAGCGTAATGAAGTCGGAATACGAAGACGAAAAACAAAGGGTGGCAATTTGTGTTCAACGAGCCACAGCCGACTGTGATGTTGTAGAAAGCGTTGATTTTGAATTGCAGATAGATGTTGGATATACAGAAGAATTGGATGAGAGTAATTTTTATATTCCTACAGAAGCTGAGTACGAAGACTTTGGCGAAGAAACAGAAGAGTGGGATTGTGCCAAAGAAAAACCCGGTCTTTGGGAAAATATAAGAAAAAAGAAAGAACGCGAAGGCAAAAATTATAAGCCAGCAAAACGCGGAGATCCAGATAGGCCAGATCCAAAGTCGTGGAAAAAGGCCCAATCCAGCAGCGGAGACGAAATGGCTTTAGAGCAAATTCAGAAAATGCACGATCAGTTAATGGAAATTGTAACACGTTTACAAACCATGACTCTTGATGTAGAATTCCAAGATTGGACAAAAGATATGATTTCAAAAGCGGAGATATATGTTCAAAACGTATATGACTTTGTTAAATATTACGAACCAGGAAAATACAAGGACGAATACAGCGAAGACTCATCAGAAGCATCTTTTGAATACGAAGACCCTCAAACGGGAGAAGTATACACATACAAAAGACAGGGCATTTACGTAAAGAATGGTAGAAGATTAGTCTACGTTGGTAAAGCGTCAGAATACCAGGGACGCAAGGTTACTTTAAACAAACCGTTTAGAACACCAGACGGTCCTAAAAAAATGAGCGTTTACGTTAAAAATGAAAAGGGGAATGTAGTTAAGGTAAATTTTGGTGATCCCAATATGACGATTAAAAAGAATATTCCAGAACGCCGCAAAAGCTTTAGAGCTAGACACAATTGTGACAATCCCGGTCCAAAGTGGAAAGCACGGTACTGGTCATGCAGAGCTTGGTAGTTCGATGGTATAAACATTTAAGTCAAAATAATATGACCTATTCCGAACACTTGAGGTTTGCGATAGGCTATGGGTTGATATGCTTAAAGGCAGGGTGTTATTTGATAGTTCACGGACTTTTACCATGTTTTTTTGAAAAAGCCGGATCTTCATTAGTAATGAAGTTGAACAAGTCGTTTAATACCCACAGAAGACAAATTAAAGACTGTGTTTGCGAAGACAAGAAGCTATCATAACGTAGCTAACGTTGAAAAGGAGAAAATTTTGAATTGGTTTCCGCTAAAGAACTATACGCACTATAGTCTTTTAAAGGGCTTCTCTAAGCCAGAGGATTTGGTTAAAAAGTGCAAAAGTAATGGATATGTTGCTTGTGGTATATGTGACTACAAAACAATATCTGGTTGTGTGTCATTTTTTAAGGCTTGCAAAAAAGAGGGTATAAAACCCATACTCGGCTGCTCTTTTGATGGATTTGAGTTATTTTCAAAAAACAAGAGCGGTTGGAACGATCTAATAGAAATTGTTTCCATGCTTGATGAAGATAATAATATATCAGACAAGTTTATTAAGGAAGTAGTTGATCGCGGTAACATAATACAAACCTTAGATAAAAATGAGCCAAAAAGCTTTTATGTAAACCAAGAAGACGCTGGACTACATCGTATTTTACTTTGCTCCCATATGAAAACAACACTACCTAAAATCCAAAAACAAATAAAAAACAACGACACCAAATATCCACCAGAACACAAAGATAAGATTCCGTTTTTTCTAAATGATACTTATTATGTCAAAGATAAAGAAGAGTCAAAAGACCTAGACACTAAGTTGTTAAAGAGCATATACGATAATTGTGAAGAGTACAACATACTTCATAGTCCGATTTTGCCAAAATTTGATTGCCCCAGAGGATTAAGTCAAGAAGAATACTTAAAAGAACTTTGCAGAGTAGGTTGGAAAGATCTACTTATCGACCAAAACAAAGTCTCAACAGAGCAATCCAAAAATTTATATCTAGAAAGATTCAAAAGCGAGTTCGAAGTAATTAAGAACGCGAATTTGTTTGGCTACTTCCTAATAGTTTATGACATTATAAAGTATGTCAATGAGCAAGGCTGGATGAGCGGGCCAGGAAGAGGAAGCGTGGGTGGTTGTTTGATAGCCTATCTTATAGGTATAACTCAAATTGATCCCGTTGAATATGACCTACTATTCGAAAGGTTTTATAACGCTGGTCGTAATACTGATGGAAATATATCATTACCAGATATTGATATGGACGTTCCAGCAACAAAACGTGATGAAGTTATTATGTACTTGAAGAATAAGTACGGTCATGACAAAGTTAGTCAGATGATAACCTTTGGAAGACTTCAAGGCAAAAGCGCTATAAAAGAAGTATTACGTGTTAATGAGGCTTGTTCTTTTGGTGAGATGAACGCTATAAGCAACGGAATACCGGATGAAGCAAAGATATCAGATCAATTAGCAGAAATGGAAGATGATGATCGCTCTATTATAAAGTGGGCTCTTATTAATAATGCCGACACTTTGTCTGATTTTTGCAAACTATCCGAAGATGCTAACCTAGAGGGTAACTATGCTGAATATTTCAAACAAGCTATTAGCATAGAAGGCACTTTTAAAAGTCAGGGTAAACACGCGGCCGGTATCGTTATATCTGCTGAACCGCTCAGCAAAGTGTGTCCTATGGTTAAGCAGAAAGGGTCTAACGAGAAAATAGCGGGATTAGAAATGTCCGATTTAGAATCTTTGGGTCACGTAAAATTTGATATTTTAGGTCTTTCTTTATTGGATAAGCTGATGCACATATCAAATTTAATTAGACAGAATAGATTCATCTAAAGGCTATGTCGAGGGAAACCTACAGTGGTTGCATAAACGCATCAATGTCATGAAAGGAAATATGGGTGAAAAAGAATTTTTAGATTTTTGCGAAGCCATTGTATTGCAAAATAAAAAATCAGATATATATCAAACATTAACACACTCCGATAGAAAGATAGGATAAACAATATGGCTACAAGAGATTTTGTCGTGTTCGACTTTGAGACGGGATCACGAAACCCTCATAAAACACAACCAACACAGCTAGCGGCTTTAGCGTTAGATGGTAGAAACTTTAAATTAAAGGGAACATTTAATAGTGAAATACAACCAATATTTGACGATAACGAAGCAGTAGCTGCGGGCTTAGACCCACTACAAGATGAGGCTTTGAACATAACGGGAAAAACAAGAGAAGCTTTAGCACAAGCTCCTGCAATAAAATCTGTATGGACCAAGTTTACAAAGTTTGTTTCACAGTTTAACTGGAAGGGTGACACATTTTTTAATCCTATACCAGTAGGATTTAATATCATAGGCTTTGATATGATAATAATAAATAGGTTGTGCGAAAAATATGGGCCGTGGGATAAAGAAAGAAATCAGCAAAAGCTATTTAGCAAAGTATATAAGTTTGACATTATGGATAATATTTTTGCGTGGACAGAAAGTGATCCTGGGGTAAGATCCATAAGCATGGACGCACTAAGAGAGCGTATGAGTCTTAGCACAGAGAACGCTCACGACGCTCTACAGGATGTCAAAGACGAAGCTAACATTTTTATAAAGCTCATGAAAACCCATAGAGCTATCTATCAGAACATGAACTTTGATAAGGCATTTGCAAATGGCGAACTATATATCAAATAAAACAAAAACTTGCTTGTATTGTAAAACAGAAAAAGATATTTGCGAGTTTCCCAAGCACTCTATGTACAAAGATAATTTGGACATGAGGTGCAGGGAATGTATAAGAACTCACGCACAGATAAGAAGGGGCTTACACAAAATTGCTCCAGAAAAACCCCTAATGTGTGAGTGTTGTGGAGAAAAGCCTATAAAATGGTGTTTAGATCATGATCATTCTACACACGAATTTAGAGGATGGATATGCGAAAGATGTAATACCGGGTTGGGTAAATTAGGAGATAATATAGAGGGTTTGACCAAAGCGTTAAATTACTTAAAATTTAGATAATATGTACAACGACAAAAAAACTTGGAGCTTATTTTCAGAGGGTAAAACCAAAGGTATCTTTCAGCTAGAAAGCAATCTTGGGAAGTCTTGGTCCAAAAAATTAGCTCCAACAAATATAGAAGAACTATCTGCTTTAATAGCAATTATTAGGCCGGGTTGCCTCAAGGCTTTTGTGGACGGAAAAAGCATGACCCAGCACTTTGTGGATAGGAAACACGGTAAAGAAGAAGTTTCTTACTTACACCCATCTTTAGAAGATGTTCTTAAGCCTACGTATGGGGTGCTAGTATATCAAGAACAATCTATGCGTATCGCTCAAAAGATAGCCGGATTTAATCTACAAGAAGCTGACGAATTACGTAAAGCTATTGGAAAAAAGAAAGCCGACTTGATGGCTAAAGTAAGAAAAAAGTTTATAAGTGGCTCAAAAAAAACAGGCATTGTGTCCGCTCAAGAGGCAGAAGAAATATTTGGATGGATAGAAAAATCCTCAAGATATGCGTTCAATAAATCACATTCGGTATCATATTCCGTATGTTCGTATCTTAGCGCTTTTCAAAAAGCTCATAATACTAAAGAGTTCTTCTTATCTTACCTTTATTATGCAAATGAAAAACAAGATCCACACCAAGAAGTATACGAACTAGTCTCAGAAGCAAAGCTATTTGACTTAAAAGTAAAGACACCCTGGATAACAAACTATAGAGAAAAATTCTACGCAAGCAAAAACACAATATATTTCGGTATAAAAGATATCAAATCTCTAACCGGGAAAAATGGTGATCAACTATTAGAAGTTCTTAATAGCATGGAAAAAGAACTTAATAAAAAATTCAAGGATATGGTGTGGATAGAGGTGCTCCTATATTTGAATTCAAGAATTTGTTCAACATCGTTCAAAATTCTATGCTCTATAGGTTTTTTCCAAGGTATATCAGAAGTTATAAGTAGAAATAAATGCTTATATGACTACGAGATAATGAAAGGATTAACGAAAACAGAGCAGGGATGGTTAGAAAAACATTTCCCAGAAAAGGGTTGGACAAACTTAAGAGAATCTTTAGTAGATCTTTCACCCCCTAAAAAACAGGGCGGCGGCACCAGCAAAGAAGAAAGAAGACAAGCGGTTTTGAATGAGATACAATTGTTAGACAATCCTCCCTATGACCTTATAGACGATCCAGCCTGGGTAATAGATCAAGAAATAAAATTTTTGGGTTGTCCGATTAGTTTGTCCAAAGTAGAAACCTCAGACACTTCTGCTGCAAATACAACTTGCAAGGAGGTTGTAAATGGAAAACATGGTAAAAATATCTGTATAG